GTGCAAGTAACTACATTAGTGGTTGCAGTCGCTGTAACGTCGTTTAAAGTACCTGTACGTGCATCATTAGTAATACTATCTGCTAAATCTGCTGCTGTCTGGTCATTAGTTCCAGACATATCAAATAAAGTGTTATCTCCTGATTTAGTACCTGATTGTGCTGTGTAAAGTAATCCGTTAACTGTTACAGTGTCTGCTGCTAGAACAGACGCACAAGTAACCGTTCCTGTTGCGGCTATCGCTGCTACTTGGGCTTGTTCTACCGTTGCTTTTAAAACTGATAGAGTTAGTGTTCTTACATATTCCCAGTCCGTAAATGAAGTTATGGTTGGAGATGTATATCCAGTTGGTTTTTTAGCTGCTGGTAAGCTATTTCTTGTTCCATTGTTTGTAATTGCCATTTTTTAGTTTTTTTTATTTATTATTACTTTTTTTATTTCGTCTAAAGATTTTTCTATATTCAATAGCCTTGAGTCTAATTCAACTCTTGGAACAAATACTTGTATTTTTTCTTTAAAACTCATGTGTACCTCTTTGTCTATAGCATGTTGTTCTATTCTTTCTAATCTGTTATCTGTTCTCTCCTGCCACTTTGATAGATATGCAACTATAGTTATAAGGAGTATTAAATTAGCAAGGGTTATCCAGTTGCCCCTAATAAAGAGCTTTGCGTCTTCAGCCATTAATTGTATGTTTAATAGGTTAGTCATCTTCTTGTATGTCAATTATATGACTTACATTAGTTAAGTTTTGTTTATCTAAATAAACCTTTAATTTTTCAATATTCTTCTCCTTTGGAGAATACATTATTTCTTTTAACGAACTCATATATACCAACCTCCGCTATAGTTAACTGTTTTGTCTGGGTACATATCACCAGTAGTGTTACTCGTGTATTCTGGATAGTCATTTGAATTAGCACACATAAAGTCTAAAAACCTTTTGGTGTAAAATTCAGCATTATCTCGTGTTCTCTGTATAATGTAATCTAATTCGTCTTTAGATACAGTATCAGCATTTTCAGAGGTATGTTTATACAAACCACCATTCTTTAATTGAAATAAACTAAATGGTAAATATGTAGCTTGAGCATACCAAATCAACATAGGTTTAACGTAATCTGTAAGTAGTGTTTTGTAGACTGCATTGCCGACATCGTTTATCTCCGCAGCGACAATCAAGTCCTGTATTTTACCGTACAAAGCACCACCTAAATAGTTTTGGATATGTGTGTCTTGTGCTACTTCTACAAATTGAAGTATCTTATCACTATCCACGTTTCCATCTATTATTGACTTCTTCTTTAAATCATCTATACTTATAAATAACGCTTTCTTTGCCATAACTATTTAATTCTATACGCTCCCTTATCAGGTCGGTCAATCATTCTCTCTGTAACCTCTGAAGGATTGTTTGGTTCAATAAAGTCAGATTTGGGAACAACAGGTTTACTACCTATCTTTTTATATACATTTAATTGCCAATAATGATGACAATTCTTACCTCCCTTAAATTTAAACAAACTATAATTTTGTTTGTTATGACCTAATTCCCTATTAACACCCCTAAAAGACATCATATTAATATCCTCTTTTCTGAATACAATCTTATTAGATGTATATGTTTCCATGTGCTTACAGAACTTTCTGCTATCAGCAGAGTTTCTTACTGGAGAATAAGCATACCTTACCTTATATACTCCATTATCTTGAGCTGAATCAGCCTTTGGATTAGCTTCTGCAAGGTCAGTCAATTTAAAGTCGATTTCCGAGTCTTTTACCTCTTCAGAGTGTATAAGCTCCCATTCATCAGAGATAGTCTCTCCAAGAGCCTCTAATTGGCTTAAAAGGTCATCTTCATCCTCTTCTGTTAACTCAATTTCTTCAGATGATAGTTTTTCACCTGTTTCTTCCTCTCTTTTTATCTTCGTAGAGATATTATCTAATTCTGTAAATTCTATTGGCTGAAGTGTAATAAAATACAGATTTAGGTATATATTGTTAAACGAAAGTATTTCGTCAAACGCTCTTAATATCTCATCCTGTAATGGTCGTATAATAACATTATCCATTAAAACAGATGCAGTCCGTAATTCTTCAGCATTGTTTCCAAACCCTGTATTATCTTTAATACCTAAAAGTATTGGAGAGGTTACACCATGACCTAACATTATCTTTTCCCTTGCCTCATCACTCATAAATTGATATTGAGCATGAGCATCAGGAAGATGGATAGGCTCTAAATCAGCTTTAGTCTCTGGTGATTCATTAAAGGCAATAATAAACTTACCAGCATTGCTCGAACCACTAAACTTTTTATATATCTTTCTCTCAATGGCATCTTGTGTTTCCTCTGATGGAACTCCATTATTAAAGTTTATAAGTAGAGATGGCTGTAATCCGTTTTTTATATTGTTTATATGATAATTAGAAACCTCTTCCTCAAGTGAACAGTACTGTAAACATCCATGATAATCTACAGGTGCATAATAATAAAATCCACTTCTGTAAGGTTTAATAACATATAATTCATTTAATTCTGTTTTAGTTCCATTGCCAAAGGAAGGTATTCTTTTAGGGTCATCACTATTTTTTAACTCCATCCATTTAGGATGATAGTAATAAGCCTCTATAATGCCCTTCTTATTAGCTCTTTCTGCCCTTAAACATTCCATTGGGAAATGAGATACTTTAAGTATTTCTGTTTTTTTCTTATTGTATGTTAGTTGGATAGCAGCTTGTCCTAATAATTTATAATCAGATACAATTCTCTTTACTTGTTTTTTAGTAAGTAGCTTTTTCATCTGAAGATACTCATAAGGCTTATCTAAAGAATCTAAAGCATCAAGACCTCTACCATAAATCATATCTGTAATACCATTGATACATCTTGAATTTGTAGGAGAACCTAAATACCTTTCTATTGTTTGTTGAAAGTAGTCATTATATTTACCGTAAGATACCCATTTCCTATTATAAACCTCTTTTACCTCTGGCACTTCATACCCAGATAAATTTACAGTTCTTATAGCGTATTGTACTTTTTTTACTTCTTCTTCCATAATATACTATTAGGCAAATATGTATTCACCTGTTTCATCGTTTTGTTCGTAATCTGCTTCAACATCTAACCTTTGTTCAAAAACAACTATGTCTCTGTAAATAGGGTCTGAATTAGAATCAACAGCAGACACCAATAGACTTGTGTTAGCATTTATACCTGTAAGTAAGCTCGTTACATCTACAGTAAAATATCCATCATTAATAAAAACCGTAGGTGCTGTTACAGCATCAAAAAAGGCTTTTTCTTTGGTTTCTTGATTAGTTACCCATACCCCAATAGTAGGATTATCCGCATCTCTTAATATATAAGAAATGGTTATTGTTGGTAAATTATCGTAATCGAATATTGTCATATTTAATATAACAACTTTTATGTGTTTTCATTTTATTTACACGCATCATATTAAACATATCACATATCATATTAAACAAAAAGAGAGGCTACATTTCTGCAACCTCTCAATCAAATATAAAAAAGAGAAAAGATTAAGGAGTGGCTACACCATCTTCAATGGTAGCAGCACTAACTACGAATCCAGCAACATCATCCATTATGGCTGAATCAATAAAGTAACCCATACTTAATTCCTTGCCTTCAATAGCTAAATTGTAGCCGTTCATGTCGCCCATAGCACCGCCAGTAGCAGAAGAAACAGAAATCTCACATCCGTTTTGCGCACCTATAACTCTGAAGTTACCGTTATAGTCTTCAAGTATAACGTGAGGTCTTCCATAAGAAAGCAATTTAAGTTGAACTTGGCTTAAATTATCTTGTTTTTTAATAGCAATATTAGCTGTTTGAGTCCAGAAAGATGTTCCGTTATCTCTGGAGTTCTCATTAGCTTCTTCAAAGGTGTTATTATCACCCCTTAATTCAAATTTAAAGACATCTACTGGGGTCGTTACCGCAGTAATCTCGTCTGATACAATAGTTGCGTTTTCTATAAAGTCAGGCAGGTAATTAGCAATAAACATATTGCGTAATCCTCCAACATTTGACTTACACGCTTCAATTCTTCCGTAGGAAATATCACAAGCCATAATTATTTTTTGTTTTAAAAGTTAATAGTATTTAGGGGAGTTGCCTCCCCTTTGTACTATGTTAATTAGTTAGCTGAATTTACAATCCCGTAAGTAACAATATCTGTGATATTACCATATTGACATCCTGCTGTCATTCTCATAATTACTCTAACATTCTCATCACCTAATGTTTCTGCTGTGTCAATAACTTTGACCATGTTAGAATCATTAAATAATCCTGTTCCAAACCATAGGTTTGATTTTAATGTTGCAATAGCGTCGTTATCAGCTAATCCGTTTACCATTACAATTTTAACACCATCAATAACCAATTCTCCAAGTGTTTGATTGTTAAATCTATCAACAAATCCTAAAGCACCTAATGCTTGAACGTAAGCTCTGTAGATGTTTTGAGAAGCATAGATATATAAATCAGGATTTCCATAAAGAGCAGCAGGAATTTGAGCTGTAATAAGTTGCATTTGAGCAACGACGTTAGAAGCAGTTACAGTAGTACCAGTAATCTCTTGAGCAGCA